AGTTGGGCTACTGGTAATCCAAATACAGGATGGATAACTGGTATTCCAATAGTCAGCAATAATACTATCAGTGATTTCTCCTTCAGCGTGTCTGTTGCTAAAGCAAACAATCCTGCAATAGTATCACCTACATTCAACTTCTCTCTTAGAGTATCCAACGATGTGACTGGCGTGATCACTTGGGTAACTCCAAGTAATATGGGACAGATTTATAATGGAACTGTAAGCACTAGGATAGTTCAAGCATCAAGTGATGTGCCATTGTCTTACCGATTATTATCAGGATCACTTCCACCTAATCTCACATTGCTTGATACTGGAGAGATTTCTGGAGTAGTAGCATATCAACCGAACGAATCGCTAGCAGAAGCAGGTACTACAACCGACTTCACCTTTACTGTACAAGCATACTCGCCTACTTTTCCGGCTGTAACTTCTACAGAAACATTCACGCTTTCAGTATATCAGGAGTTCTCGCAACCGACTGATACTCTATACATTCAATGTTCACCTAGCGTAAACGACAGGAATCTTCTGTCAACACTATTGAACAACACTTCATTGATTCCAACTGATTATCTCTATAGAGCAGACGACCCGTATTTCGGAAAAGCTACAGATGTGATATACGAACATGCATATGGAATCTATGCTAGTGATCTTGACGAGTATGTTGCTGCGATCACGAAGTATAACTATTGGAGAAACATCACTTTAGGACAAATCAACATTGCTACTGCTAGAGATAGTAATAACAACGTTCTGTATGAAGTAGTCTACAGTGAAGTTATTGATAATCTAGTCAATCCATCTGGCGTGAGTGTATCCGAAGAGATTTACTGGCCAAGGCTTATACCACTAAACTTAGGGCCGTGGTACAGCAGTGAGACTGATATCTTTACTAGTTATATAGAAGCACCGAACGGTCAAGAGTTCTATACTAGCTTGACTCCAGGATTTGCTAGAAGCCTCTATCCAAACTCTCTTGACAACATGAGAGAGCGAGTAGCACAGAACCTAGGGCAAGTTCATAACTCAAATGTTCTACCATTATGGATGACAAGTCAGCAGCCGAATGGTTCTACTCTAGGATATACTCCGGCTTGGGTGATAGCATATTGCGCGCCGGGCACTACTACTCTAAATGGTTCTACTGTAAGTTATGCTCAATATATTCAATATCAAATTCAAAACAACTGGTTGAATCCAGTAGGACAGCTAAACACCCTCAACGCTATAAACTTCAAGATTGATAGATTTATGGTGGATAAGAGCATCACATACAACTATGAGAACACGCTCAATCCTCCTGCCTGGACTGGACTACCAAGTGCTACTCCAACTCCTGATCCATTAAATTCTGAGAATTTCCAAGTGTTGTTCCCAAGACCTACGATTTTACCTACAACAACCCAATATGAACAATAAATAGAGTGTATGGGAATAGAGAAATATGACAAGTCAAATTAACACTAACGGAATCAACACGAATTATCCTGTGCCCGGGCAGAACAACAGCACTCAAGGGTTTAGAGATAACTTCAGTCAAATCACGACACAGCTTAATACCGGTGCCGCCGAGATTACTGACCTACAATCTAAAGTAGTATTGAAAGCTGCACTAAACAATTCTACACTAAACAACGATATGGCTAATGCTCTTATCAGTAACGCATCCGTGCGCGGCTTTAGGTCAACGACCTACAACTTAGGTAACGCACTTGTAGGTACTGTTCTAGTCAATGTCAATCAGGCTGATGTTCAATACGGCGCAGTTACTGGGAATGTCACACTACAGTTTGGTGGATGGGCTCCGACTAATACTGAGAGTAACGTAGTATTAAGACTCTCAGTATCAAACGCAAACGCAGTTATCTCTTTACCAAGTGCGTGTGTATCCTCAAATAATAACTTCGGCGTAACTCTTCTGGAGAATTACGCAACTATAGGGGACACTGCAACATTAACTGCACCTGCAAACACTACGATTCTAGAATACACTTTCTCAACGATTGATTGCGGAAACACTATCACTGTATCCCCAGTAAATAGACCATTTCAATCAACAGAAGTTCAGCAACGCACTCCTCCCCCAACTGGATTACAAGGTGATACTGCCGGTACAGTAGCGGTTGACGCAAACTACTTCTATGTATGCACCAGCACTTTTGATTCTACTACCGTCGCTAAGCAAATGCTTAACACCTTCGCAACAGGCAATGTCATCACTCTCAACAACACGTCAAGCCTAGAACTAGATGCTCCGATCATCTTCACTGGTAATGTATTTGGTGGAATCGTTGCGAATGATGTATACTACATCACTTACATCAGTTCCCCTAACATCGCAATCAGCCAGACTAGAACGAGTGGTAGTGCAGGCGCTAATTTCGCGCTAACGACTGCTAATTACTCAACTACTCCTGCAGTAGCAACATCTTACAATGGTAGCAACATCTGGACTAGAGTCGCATTAGACGCTTGGTAAAACAATGATTGAGCATCCGTTTCTCAACAAGACTACACTGGAAAGTAAATCTCTTGAAGAACTTCAAGAGATCATAACCAGCCTAAATAAAAAACTAACATTTGCCTACAGAACACAGAACGGTCCTCTTATTCATCAACTCCAAATGGTTATTGAAGGACACAAGAGCCAACAGCGAAAAAAGATGGATGAGATTTTTGACAAGCAAAAGCTAAGCACTAAGATTAACATTCAGTCAGGCCATGAACAGCACAAGAATTGAGAAAGATTTCAACTTTCAATCTGCCTTGCATATTGAAGGTAGGTTCTTTGTAAATTCCTATGATATAGCGTTGTCCGTTTTAGTAAACACTGATTCGGTAAGAGAACAGAATGTGGCTATGAATAGAGTGAATTATTTTCTACATAAAGTTGTTCAAAACTCTATATTAGTGAACACTAACAGTAGAGAAGATATAAACAACTTTAAGGCATTAAACATCAAAGTCTGTGAGCTACCTCAGGACCCATACGACCAAATATTTGGTATGATTCTGCTATTAAAACTTAACGCGATAATGGAGAATAAACTCAGTATCACTGATATGATATTAGGTTCCTCAATGAGCGACGGAGTTAGATACAGCATCGTTTCGGAAGTATCGGAAAACTTTGGAAGTGGCGACCATTGGTGGAATAGTCCTAAAATCTGTCTATGCGACCACGACCTAGCACTACAATCAAACGGTAACATCGTTACCCTGTTTGAAGACAACAAGTGGAGTGATTTAGGATTATCTTGGAAACAAAAGACTAAAAAGTAGTTGACTTTTAATAGTATAGTGATATAATACATTTATGATTACAGAAATATATGGCCATCGGGCTTATGATGATCAGCACATGAGCACCCATAACACAGGAGACCTAAATGCCAGTTGAAACAGAAGTCATCGGAGATACCAGTATACCGCCAGCCAAACAACTCAATGCCTTTCACTACTTTCCAGCTTCCGTATATACCATTGACAAGCCAGAGTTCCTAGATGCAGCGCGAGCCGCGTCAAAAGAGAGTCTTGCCAAACGCAAGAAGGAACAGGGAAAAGCCAGCGAGATTTACCCGGTCTACATGTCGGGAAATCTATGGGATGATCCACGCATGGAGGAGTTTACTGCCTTTGTCGGACAGACGGCATGGAATATTCTAAATGATCAGGGATACGATATGTCTAAGTTCAACACTATATTTACTGAGATGTGGTGCCAAGAGCATTATAAGCATTCCGGTATGGAACAGCATGTTCATGGTTTTGGTTCTCAACTATTGGGTTTCTATTTTATCGACTGCCCTAAAGACTCTAGCAGGGTCGTATTCCATGATCCCAAAGCCGGCAAGGTGCAAACCAATCTACCGGAAGCCAACATGCACAATGCTACGCCAGCTTCAAATATGATTAACTTTGAGGCCAAGCCAGGTATGTTGATGTTCACTAACGCTTATCTTCCGCATTCGTTCACACGCCATGCTTCACCCAGACCTATGCGATTCATTCACTTCAATCTGTCTGTTCAAGACGCCCCGGCTGCTTGTCCTGTACCTGATCAGGCCCCTGAGATCATATGAAGTACGCGGTCCGATTCAACAAGTCTCGAGGTCAGTCCGGCCGCGGTTCGTTAGACCATGTTTGGCGTGTTTTTGAGGACGGTAAAGAGTATCTTTTTAAAAATGTCCAGATCAATGTATCCTCATGGAGTGAACGTGCCGGGGAAGACTGGAACATCGCATGTGAAGGCACTATGACTATCGACCGGGATACTTCAACAGCTATAATAAATCCATAGACATACTAAAAGCACTTGACTTTTAATAGTATAGTGATATAATACATTTATGATTACAGACAAGTATGGTCAACAGGTTTATGACGAACAGGACCTCTGTAACTTATATCTATCGGATCCTAATATAAGACTAAAGAATGTATTAGTATCGGATCCTATTAGTTTTGATCCAAACTTAAATCTAGATCATATTCCAAAAATCATACAATATACAGTTAGTGATCAAACAATAGACGATTTTGATAGCAGCAATAGACAGAATTGGTTTATTCCTGACGCATATAAAGACTTTGACATCGCTAAGTTCGTACTAGAGCAATGTGCATCCGAGCCTGAACTACAACGAGCCGGAGAAGAGTTGATTCTCTACCAAGATCGGAATATGTTTATGCTTCTACGCTATTTAAAATACCTTGTTGACACGATGCGTAGTAATAAGGTAGTATGGGGAGTAGGTAGAGGATCAAGTGTCAGTAGTTTCGTCTTGTATCTCATAGGAGTCCATAAGATAAACTCATTATACTATGACTTATCCATAACTGAGTTTTTAAAATAAAGTCGTATATTTGCGAGTATAAATATATAAAAGGAGATTAAGTATGGCAACACATAGAACAGCAAAAGGAAGACACATTGACATGGGTCGCCTCGCAGCGCAAAACGAACGTGTTAAGGCCGTAGGTAACATGAAGGTAAATGCTAGAGGAGATACGATTGACTCTCAAGGCAGAATCTTAGTTCCAGTAAATCAACGTGTAAGTCAACGATACCAAAATACAGTAACTAATCGTGCTGCTAATGAGGTAAACATGGGACTTCAACGTAGACCGGCAGATAGAGTGACAGCAGACGCTCCGGCAACTCCGATTGCCCCTTCAAAGCCTATTCCAGTAGAAGACATTCTTGTTTCAGAGGAAGAAGATG